GTTCTCGACTGCTCTAAACTTCATACCTACAAATATAATGAAGATTTGTTTAAGAAAGTAACTACACTTTCTGATGGCAAAAACCATGGACTGGTTTTTATTCTTGATTGGTCTGGATCTATGTCAAATGTGATGGAAGATACCATCAAGCAACTTTTTAATCTTGTGTGGTTTTGTAAAAAGGTTTCTATTCCTTTTGAGGTTTATGCCTTTACTTCTGATTATCCTTTAGTGAAGTATGATGAGAATGGTAAAGCAAATATGCGTCAACTTTCTTACGAAAAGAAAGATGGACTTATTCAGGTTGGTGAATGGTTCTCTTTGATGAACCTTCTTACTAGTAAAGTGAATGGCAAAACTCTTGAAGAGCAAATGAAAAATGTATTTCGTCTTGCAGTTTCTTTTGCTTATAATTCCCACTGTTATTACAGCACTCCTCCAGGTTTGACTCTTTCTGGAACTCCCTTGAATGAATCGCTGATTGCTCTGCATCAAATTCTTCCTAAATTTCAGAAAGAAAACAAACTTCAAAAGGTTCAGTGTGTTGTTTTAACTGATGGTGAGGGATGCCTTCTTAGATATCATCATGAAGTTCAACGCCGATGGGAAGAAGAACCTTATATGGGAACTGCACATATTGGACAAAATGCCTTTATTCGGGATCGTAAGACTGGAATGACTTACTCTTGTGATGGGGAATATCATGATTTTACTGATGTTCTTCTTCGTAATTTGAGGGATAAGTTTACTGACATCAACTTTATTGGTATTCGTGTTCTTGAGTCTCGTGATGCTGGATACTTTATTCGCCGTTACTATGGATATTATGGTGATGAATATGATAAAGTGATGAATTCTTGGAAAAAAGAGAAGGCATTTACCATCAAGAAGTCTGGATATCATTCTTATTTTGGTCTTTCTGCAAATTCTCTTTCACAGGAATCTGAATTCTCTGTTGCAGAGGATGCTACAAAAGCACAGATTAAATCTGCCTTTGCTAAGAGTCTTAAAACTAAAAAAATGAATAAGAAAATTTTGGGTGAATTTATAAAGTTGGTCGCATGATAAATAATTTTTAATGAATTCGATCAATTATCCAATGAGTAGATTCACCGACTTATTTCAACCAAAACCAGAACCAGTTGTTAAAGAAAAAAAAGTAGATGTTAATCCTGATAAAGTCGTAGATATTGGTAAGCGGAAGAAAGGTAAAGATAATAAATAAAATTATAATAAAAAGAAAAAAAATGAATACGCAACAAGTATCCGATTTAAGACTTCTTTATCATGCGGTTTATGATGAAAATCTTAGAGAGCAAGCAGAAGAGTATAATAATACTGTCTTCGATGAGGACATTGTAGAAGTTGCAACCGAATACTTTTACACTTATGGACTCAATGAAGATGGTATTGATATTCTGATTGAAAAGGTTGGTCTTGATAATTTTGTTGAATTTGTTTATAGTCTTTCTGAAGATCTTACAGTTCTTACTGAAGCAAGAGCAGCGAAGAAAAGAACTGGTGGAAAGTCTTATGAAGAAGTAAAAGCAGAAATTGATAGAAAAGAAGCAGCAAAGAAAGCGGCAAAAAAGAAAGCATCTGAAGCAGCACAAGAAAGAACTGAAACTGAGAAAAAAGAACCAGAATCAAAAGGTGCTGATACTGAAGCAAAGGCACAACAACCAAAGAAAAGACCAATTCGTGATGCGATCGCAAGACAAGTTCTTGCTGGTATGGAGCGTCATCGTAGAGCAATGGAACTTGCCAGAGAAACTGGTAAAACAGTTGCAAAGGCAGCAGCAGTAACTCATGAGGCAGGTCGTCGTGCAGGTGAGCATGTTAAGAAGCATGGATTAAAGTCTCTTGCTAATGAAGAATTTGATAACTTTGATGTTATTCTTGAGTATCTGGTTGCCGAAGGTTATGCCGATACTAATCAGGCAGCACTTGCTATTATGGCAAATATGAGTGAAGAGTGGAAGCAGAGTATCGTTGAAGCACCAGGAGAGTGGTTTGGTGGTTTAAGAGACAAAGCTCGTGCAAGTAGAGCAGCACAGATGCAATCTTCAAAACCAACACCAAAACCAGGTCCAACCGTTTCTTCACCATTTGCTAAACCAGCAAGTACAAATGACAGTGGCAGATTGACAACTTATGGGGCTGGTGGTGGAGCAGCAGCAGAAAGAGGAGGTAAAACCCGTTCTCAGGTTATGCAACAAGGTGCTAAAAATCTTGAGAATAAAAATAGAAATCCTGGACCTAATTTTGGGCGTTGAGTCCACTTTCCAAACCGTCACAAGGGGCACTTACCTGCCCCTTTTTTGTGAGTATAATATGAGAGTTCAAAACAAAACCACCTAACTACATCATGCCTCGTAAAATTTCTGTGACTGACGAACAACTCATCTCCGATCTTAAATCTCTGTTTGGTACAGAGTTCTCTGCTGGTGATGTTCGTGGTTATTGTGCTTCTAAGGGCATTTCTTATCCCACTGTTACTAGTCGCCTTGAGAAGTTTAAAACTGATCGTGGTCGTTGGAATCTTGAAGTGACTCAAGAGCGTGTTGAAGAAATTGAGCGTTCTTATCAAGCACCTTCAGTTCTTCCTGTAGTAGAACAAAACCTCATTCCCGATAAAGATGATACCTTCGTCAAGTTTGGTAACTTTAACGATATTAAAAAAATTATTCAGTCCAATCTTTTTTATCCGACATTCATTACGGGTCTTTCGGGTAATGGTAAAACGTTCAGTGTGGAGCAAGCGTGTGCTCAACTTAAGCGTGAACTGATTCGTGTAAACATTACTATTGAAACTGATGAAGACGATCTTATCGGTGGTTTCCGTCTTGTAGATGGTGCTACTGTTTGGCATAATGGTCCTGTGGTTGAGGCACTTGAGCGTGGTGCTATTCTCCTTTTGGATGAGATTGACCTTGCTTCCAACAAGATTCTGTGTCTGCAATCTGTTCTGGAAGGTAAAGGTGTCTTCTTGAAAAAGATTGGTCGTTATGTAAAACCCTCTGCTGGATTCAATGTATTCGCCACTGCCAACACCAAAGGTAAGGGTAGTGATGATGGGCGCTTCATCGGCACCAACGTGCTCAATGAGGCATTCCTTGAGCGTTTCCCTGTGACCTTTGAGCAGTCCTATCCTGCTCCTGCCACTGAGCAGAAGATCCTTGAGGGGGTTGCTCTGGACTTGGGTGTGGAAGACCGCGATTTCTGCAAACGTCTTTGCGATTGGTCTGATGTGATCCGTAAGACGTTCTATGATGGTGGTATTGAGGAAATCATCAGTACCCGCCGCCTGGTGCATATTATCCGCGCCTATAGTATCTTCAAGGATAAAGCAAAAGCACTTCAAGTTTGTATTAATCGGTTTGATGATGAGACCAAGCAAGCATTTATGGAACTCTACGATAAAATTGATGTGGATTTCAAAATGCCTGAAGGTGAGCATGTAACTTACGACCTTGACGAGCAGCAAGCAAACTGATAGAATATAAAGAGGTTAATGTACCTCCTCTTTTGTCCTTTTACTATGAAACAAAATGTCTGAAAACTTTGAGAGCACTTACGAAAGTTCAATCCCAAAAACATCTCAATCTTCCACAATTTTTGGTGGATCTGGAACTGATACCATTTCATTTTCAGAGGCGCAAGATTACTGGAAATATGATGGAATTGGTTTGATTAAAAATCCCTACACTTCCCCTGATACTATTACTTTTAATTTGAACATGACTGAAGATACAAACAAAAACGGTTTTTGGAAATATAACGAAGATAAAATTCTTAAGCAACTAGAAGAATATATTGCAAGTACTTATCGACAACATTATGTTGATCGCACTGGAGGTGGCAAAGAACAAACTCTAGATAAAATCAAGCATAATCGTCGAGAAGGTTTCTGTGCTGGTAATGTGACCAAATATATTGATCGATATGATACTAAAGGAACTCCTCGTGCAGATCTTTTCAAGGTTTTGCATTACACTATTCTCCTGATCAATCATCTTAATCTTATTGAAAACAAGTGAAACTTCAAAATAAAACTATGAAACTCTCTGATAACACTTTGACTGTTCTTAAGAATTTTGCTGGTATTAACAACTCTATTCTTGTAAAGAAAGGAAACAAACTTCGCACTATTTCTGTCGCAAAAAACATTCTGGCAGAGGCAGATATTACTGAAGAGTTTCCTCGTGATTTTGCCATTTATGATCTGAATCAATTTCTAAATGGTCTGAGTCTTCATAATGATCCTGATTTGGATTTTAAAGAAGATTCTTATCTAAGTATCAAAGAAGGTAAGCGACGTGTAAAGTATTTCTTTGCAGATCCTAATGTGATTATTTCTCCTCCAGAGAAAGAGATCAATCTTCCTTCTAAAGATGTTTGTTTTCAGTTGGATAGCACTTCTTTGGAAAAACTGGTGAAGGCTGCAGCAGTTTATCAACTCCCTGATCTCTCTGCTATCGGTGAAGCGGGTGTTATTAAATTGGTGGTACGCGATAAGAAAAATGACACTTCTAATGAATATGCTATTGTTGTTGGTGAAACTGATTCTGAATTTACGTTCAACTTTAAAGTTGAAAACATTAAGATCATTCCTGGATCCTATGATGTGGTTGTGTCAGAAAAATTACTGTCACAGTTCACGAATTCCAAGTACAATCTGAAGTATTATATTGCCTTGGAACCAGACTCTTCCTTTAACTGATGGATTTTCTTCTTTATCTTTCTCCCCAAGGAATGGAGATCTATAACATGATCTCCAAAAAAATTCGGGCAGTTGAAAATGCACCAATATGTAAAAAACATGACATATTTGGTTGGTATGACAATCGATCAAAAACTATAATATTTTGTACTGATAGGATTCTTTCAAAACCAAATCCTCATTACAATTTTAATATGGTTTTATTTCACGAATCTGTTCATGTTGCTCAGGCATGTAAACAAAATATGAGAGAAATTAAAGCATTAGGAATTTCTCCATCTATAATGAGTCTTTCTGAAAATTTGGAAAAAGATTTAAAGATTTCAGTAAAGAACTTTGGTTCCTCTATTGTTAATATGGAAAGAGAAGCATTTTGG